CCTGTTCTGGAACTGCTCCCAGGGGAGATTCTGTCCCCGATAACAGTTCAGGAGGACGATCGAGAATAGGAGCTGCCGGCTTCGGGTAGTCTTGCCACAAGGATAGATCCGGTTTGGTCCGGGAGGACATGGAGATCGGTTCTGGCTTCTTCACAACATAACGATCCCACCACTCCCGGAAAATATCATGCTTTGTCGCTCCAATGATTCCTTCTGGCATAGCCCCTCCAGTTATCCCCAAATCAATCCAACGATAACCCCAACCGCAGCCCCGATCGCAGCTCCCCAAGGCCCTGCTGCCGAACCGGTTTCTGCACCAGCAATAAGTCCACCAATCGCTCCACCGGCTACGTATCCGACAACACCAAGACCAACGGCCGTCATCAGTTTACTGCTGCCGGTTGGATCGCTTTCGGTAGTTGTTGACGAACTCCCGGTAAGGGCACGAAGCATATTTCCCATTATTTCTAAGTTTGCTACCGCCATGTCCTGTCCTTCGAGCCACCACTTATTATTTATGGTGTACGCATCTTGCAGATATTCCCGATTCGCCAGTCCAGCCTTCCGGAGCGTTTCCGCATCTATGACTGGATGCTTGCCCATTTCCACTCCGTAGGACAAGGCATGGTCCTGAAGATTTCTCTCCTTCACATAATTGTCCTGATATATTTCCGCACTTACCCTGGCATTGAACGTGGCGGGATATCCGACCGCCAACGATTGCGCCAGATACGTTGCATCCGGATCTGCTACATACATTGCTTTCTTCCCTATCCTTGAATTCACGGACGCAAAATCAGACGTTGAATTCGTCGTTACAAATCCAAGGGCTTCTGTAAAATCCGCTTTCGACCCCGGAAGATATCCCCCGGTAATCGCGTCCAGCGCAAATGCCGTCGCTTTCGATATGACAAGATCGCCAGTCGTTCCCCTAGTAGCCAGTCCTGCAATCCCGTCAGCTTCGTTTTGCGCCTGATCTGCAACTATATCGCCCGAGTAAAGCACGAACGCAGGCGTCTGCCATAGGGCATATGCCCGATCCGCATATTGCTGTACGTAGGATCGAGCCCAATCCGGAACGGATATAACTACCTGTGTGTTAGTAGCCATTTATGGATTCCATCCTCCCCCAAGAGTTTTCTGTTCTCCTGGCCCTACCAATCCCGCGTCGGTATCTTTCGTATATGGATTCCTTGAAGTACCGGAGAACATCGTATAGATGCTCAGTCCGGCAATAGCAAGTCCAGCGACCTGTGATAGTTTCGATGGCTTATGGAACGTGGTGGCTGTTGAGCGTGTTGTACCAAGGACCGTCTTTACCGCATTTCCGGCAATATCGAGGTTTCTGATAGGAAGCAACTGGACTTCGTTGTAATGATCCCAAGCGTCTTGTAGACCACCTTGGTCGTACTCCCTTTCGTACATCCCGGCCTGACGCAGCATTTCAGCGTCTCGTATACATTGCAGACCGTAAGGGGTAGCGTGGGACAATCCTTCGTGCATCAACTGACGCTCCTGCCTGTAATCGGCGTAGAACAGTCGTGCGATTTCGTTTATCTTCGCCATCATCTTTTTCGCGGCTAAAGCTTCCTCTACGTTGTGGTCGCTCCCGCCGAAGGCGAAAACGTACCGACGCTGGATAGCCGGCATTACCGAATCATCGAATTCCTCGAGAAGTTCTTCAATCAACTTCGCGTAGTGGGCGGCTATCTTCGTATTCGTATTAAGTTTAAGAGCATCATATAAATCCCGCAGATACGATTTCCCATCGGCTTCTATCTGCGCTCCGGAAGTTCCACGCAAGGCTAATGCGGCGATCCCTGCAAGCTCGTTAGCGTTCTGCGCGGCATAGGTGGGGTCGGTGTACTCCGTATAATTTCCCGGAGCACTCATCTTGTTTATCGCTTCTTGAATATAAGCTATCGCCCAGGTTTGTATATTCGGTATGTACGTCGGTAAAAGGTTCGTATACATATATGATTGCGAATCTTCCGCACCACCGCCATTCTCGCACTCGAACCGGTCCTCGAACCGCTCACGCCTTAAAGGGCAATCCTCGAGAAACTCGAACAACTTACGTTGCGATTCGATCAAGAACATGGACTACTCCCCCTCGTAGATCAGTTTCTTCCTGAAATTAACGGTTGTTTCTTTCAATCCAACGTCAACCGCGCCTTCGGTGAGGACTCTTTGGAGTGCTGTTGAAATATACGGCGCCCTCATCTTACGGGATTCCTGCTCGAGGTACTTAAACGCCATCCTCATTACGTTCGATCGGCGGTATTCCGGAGTGACATACCCGCAAAATATATGAAACCCAGTATTCCGCAGCGGTTCGATGATGGTAAAACCGGCGTAATCCTTCGCTGGATTTTGCAACCTCTTGGCGAATTCCTGCTGGAAATTCTCCATGACTGCCGTGCCGGTATTGTCTATGTAGGCCATGTGTAGCTGCTTGTTCCCGTAGAGGATATCGAACATGATCTGTCCAGGCGTAAATTCCTCCATCGACATACCCGCAAGCTCCACCAGCCCCGGCATGATGACGGAAGAAATCGCACTCAGGAGAAACTGATTATGCGAAGGTATGAGCCCCATGATGATCCGAGCTTCCGGTGCTACTACAGCAGGAATAGGCATGGTCGGAGCGAGTTTCAGTACGTTGTCGCTGTTCACCTTGTCCCCCCTATTTCGTATGTTATTGTGTATCCGCTCATCGACCAGGGACTCGTCAAGATATCCGAATAGAACCTCACCCGCACGAATTTCCCTTCCTTCCTGAATCCGTTGAAATCACATTTCTCCGATACACCGATGGTATACGCAACAGGGTCAGACCACTTGATATCGTCCGATAGTCTGTTCCTCACACCCACCTGTATCATCAGTTCGCTAACGGTATCCTGTACTTCAAGTTCCGGTATTACTTCGGATATGCGCTTCATCTGATCCGGCATGTCGAATGTCAGGTCGCCAGTCTCTATCCTACCGTCAATCGCCACTCCCGCAGCCGTGTTGAATCCACTATCCAACCGAAGGATCTGCCCCGATGCATTTCCTACAACATCGTAGGGAACGGATGTATGGAGGGCTTCTGCATGGCAATAGAAATCGACATCTTGTATCGAGAAGGACTTGGTTTGAGTGTTGTAGATGAACGCCTTGTTGGGAGTCGTGTAATCACCGGTCGCCACGCAGAACCATACCTCGTCGGTCGTGCAGGGAGCGAATACAAAGGCCGTATGAAGATAACTTGCGTTCAGATTATCGAATAACTCCGACCGTATCGGCAATCCGAACGCGGTAGGATCTCCTCCACCGGACCAGAACAGGTCGTTCTTTCCGATGAAGTAGATGATCTCTTCTTTCTTGCAGAAAGCCTTTGAAGACAGTATCTCCGTGGAAGGATTTACAAGTATGAAATTCCGCGTCTCCGCTGCAAAATCGGACTTCCAGAATCCACGCTCCGTGAAGAAGAATACTTCATGCCCTCTTACAACTTGCGCTTTGACGTTTGCATGGGATTCCACGCCGGTATGGTAGTGCATGATATCGTGCCTACCGGATTTATTCGTCGTGTCGATCGTCCAGTTCGTCGGAGTGCCAGGTTCCGTCCACCGTACTCTTCCTGTGTATGTGTATCCGCCTTCGAGGATATTCGATACTATCACCCGATTCATGCAACTGGATAATCTCTTCGCGTAGGTAGGCGCTCCGGATAATGAGGTAAGTACGGTGTTATAGGCACCCCATTTCCATACGACATCCTTGCCGTTCGACAGGATCGGAAGGCCAGTTACAAGTTCAAATTGCCAAACATCCGAAACTCCGCCTGTTGGCGCAGGCGTTGGAGTGATTTCGGTATAGGAGCCGAAAGTGGCGTTGTACGCGAAGACCTGCGTATCACAACACATGATGGTGCGGGCGACCCCATCCGAGCCTACAAACGTGAACATAGCGCGAATTGGCGTGGACCCTGAATTCGTGGCGATTAAGGCTTTACCGAGAGTTTTGGAAATGAATCCCAGCGTGATCCGCACATTGTTTCCCGTAGCCCACGCAACCTTGGTGGACGGGAATTCGGTTGCGATCCCTTTATCGACATCCGAAAAATTATAATACTTTACAGGCATTCGTTAGAACTCCTGTACCGACATCCTTATGAGTTTTTCATAGATGTATCCCATGTTCGTGGTCCCACGAACGCCAAACCGATAGGTCTTCCCGTCCACCCCGCCGTACACAGGGACTCCGATCTTAGGGGTTATCACAGATGGAGCATTGTATACACTCGCCGCCGTACCATCGGACTCAAGGATTGAGGATACTGCTGCGGAAGCCACCACATCCCCGGATTCCAACCGCCTTGTGTAGTCCACATCGAACAGGAATGAATCGTCCGGTTGTTTCGTGAACGAATCGTCTATCACGTTCTGGATGTATACGATCAGATCCCTCTGGTAGACGTTCCCGTTGCTTGTCGCTATGGCGCATTGAATTGAATGTTCGTCTCCCTCCGTCCCGGCTTTCAGGACGACTCTTACTTCCTGTTCGGAGATTGCCTCGCTGTCGATGATTGTGGTCTTGCTTGTTAATCCCGTGGCCGAATTGATGCAGGTGACGGTTTTCGTGGATATGGCTTCAGAGGACAACAGATCGTTTGAGAAATTGAAACCTATCGGGAATTTCTCGATCGGAGATTTGATTAAAGTGTCCATGCCTCGCCCTCACCAAACAAGTTTATAGGATCCAATTGCCGGTTGCCATGTCCCATAAGTAAATTCAGGACTTGCCATTGTAGACTTCAAGAATCTACCTACCCTGCCATCATAAGTACCAACATAAACATGAGTATCATCAACGGCAAGACCATACGGCCTATCGAACCATCCTGCAGTAAATGTAAGATTTGCCATTGTGCCCCTATCAAATCTTCCAACTCTATTAGAGTAGTAGTCAGAGAAATAAATATGATTCGCATCAGCGGTCAATCCATCACACCTATCGCCCCATCCAGCGACAGATTGAACAATAATCCACGATGAGCCACTTAATGAAACCTTACTTACATCATCATATCCTCCTGGCGCTGAAGCGGCATAAACACCTCCATCCTGATCTTCTACGGCATAATTATTCCAATACTTTAAGAATCCCGATGCGGTTACTGCAAGGTCTGACGTTCTTCTAATTTTTAACCCGTCCGTATGGTATCCGGTATACAATCTACCGCCAGAATTTGGAGTATAAGTAAGTCCTGTTCCCTGTGCAGCGGTAGAAGCTACAAACTCGAAATTCATAGAAAACTTCTGAATCCTACCAGAATCTTTAACATATAAATATAATCCGTCCGTAGCTACTCCATCCGGAGAATTCAACTGTCCGTCACCGCTACCATATGTACCCCATCTTGCAACACATTTTGCTTGAGTAAACCTTGACTTTAACATCTTAATGACTTTATGGTTCCAATTATCCGTGAAATATAAATATCCACCATAAACAGCAACACCCCAAGTGTATCCTGCACCAAGATAATTCAATGGTTGGGGGTCAGGACTTGGGGGAGGGTCCGCTGAAAGAACCACCCCCTTCCCGCACGAAACAAACAACTCCACCACATTGCTGTAGAAGTACGTTGCCCCCACGTTCGCCCTCACATAGAAGAAATACGTCTTGCTGGCTTCAAGATCCGGCGTGAGGTATGAAAAAGCGTTCGTCGTCGCCAGCAAGACGTACTCCTGCCCCGCAGGAACATTCGACTTCCAGAACACCTGAAAATCCGCGTTGCTGCCGAACGTCCACGACAGCAGGATCGCTCTCTGGCCAGACAGCGTAGCTGTAAGAACGGGATCAGCCAATTCTGCTCCTTCGGAAGAATCTCGTTACTGCGGCAGACTTC